CTCTTAGCACTATGACCTTACAACAAAACGTCACACTTGGTAATGATGCGCTTGCGGTGCTGGAAAATGAAGCATATAAGCAAGCTATGAGCCGTATGCACGCTGAGATTGTCAAACAATGGGAAAACTGCTCCGTTCGTGACAAAGAAGGTCAAACCCTAATTCTCCAAATGAAAAAAGTAGCTAAGTTATTTGAAGAAAACTTAGCGGGCATGGTTCGCGCTGGCGACTTCGCACAGCATAAAATAGATTTAGAAGCTGCTAGGGAAAAACCTAGAGGTCGTGTAGGACAGTATTTGCGTAAGATTTAAACGGTAGTCACTTACCATAACGGCAAACGTCGAGAGACGCGCCTAGTCCCTCTTAGTGACATAGAGGGGGATTCTGACCAAGGAAAAAGCAAATGGACGGACAAGCGCAAGCACCCGAATCAAGCTTAGATAGTTTAGCTGATTTTCTCGGAGACACGCCTGAAGAGGAATCTCAAGAGGGGGAATCAGTCGCGGAAGAATCGCCCGAAACGGATAACGATTCCGAAGCAGAACCTCAGACCGAGGAAGCTGAAACAGAGGAAGAATCGCAAGACGAATCTGAAGAAGAAGCCAAGCCGACAACCGAGGAAGTAGAAGTCACTGTAAAAAGTGAGGATGGCTCAGATACCAAAATCAAGGTAACCAAAGACGAGCTAATCAAAGGTTATCAACGCCAAGCCGACTACACGCGCAAAACGCAAGGGTTGGTAGAGCGCGAAAACCAAGCGGTACAAGTGTTTCACCAGAAGCACTCAGAACTACGCAACGACTATTTGCAACGTGCTGAATTTGCAACTCAAGCAATCGCGCAGTTAGCTGGTTTCCGTAGTGATGTTGAAATGGCGCAACTCGCCGCCCAAGACCCCGCGCAATGGGTTCAAGAAAATCAGCGTCAAAATCAAATCCGTCAAATACTCGGAACGCTAGAGCAGCAAACTCAAGCTGAGAGGATGAACGCGGCACAGCAGAGCCAACAATGGAACGAATCTCAACTAAAAATGGTTAAGGAACGTTCATGGGTTGAACTGCAAAAAGACGGCTTTGACAAACCAATGCTGCAAAAGACATACGAAAGCGTTATGAAGAACTACGGTTATGAGCCTAAAGACTTCGCTAATGTGACTGACTATCGGTTAGTTCGCATGATGGCAGACGCTACAAAATACCGTGAGTTGAAATCCAAAGCCCCAGCGGTAACGCAACAGGCTAAGGCAGCGCCACGGGTGCAAAGTAAACAAACACAATCCGCTAATGAGCGCATTCGCCCTGAGTTAGAGCGTAAATTCTCAAACAAAACAGCGAAGTTAAGCGACTTAGCAGCCTATTTATCTTAAAAGGAAAATATCATGGCAGTCCCATCAAACCTATATCAGAAGGCCGCCCTCAAGGGTAACCGTGAAGACCTGATTGACAAAATCTTCAACACATCACCAACTGAAACGCCTTTGACTAGTGCGTTTGGTCGTGCAACAGCAATTACAGACTTTCACGAATGGCAACGTGACAGCTTGGCGGCGGCTAATGCTGGTAACAAAATGATTGACGGTGACGACGCTACTTTGCAGGCTCAAACGCCTACAGAACGTGTCGGTAATCACCTGCAAATCTTTAACGGTACAGTTGGCGTATCTCGTCGTGCAAACATCGTGAAAAAGGCAGGTCGTGCTACTGAGATGAAATATCTTCGTGGCAAGAAAATGCTTGAAATGAAGCGCGACATTGAGGCAATGGTGTTGTCTAGCCAAGCGGCTATCGCAGCTACTACTTCAATTGCGGGTCAATCTGCTGGCTTGGGTACACAGTTGTACTTGAACACGTCTCACGGTGCGGGTGGCTCTACAGCGGCTTGGACTTCTGGCGCGGCTTTGACAGCTCCTACAGCTGGTACGGCTCGCGCATTTGCTAAAGCCCAGTTGGACGCAGTGTGTCAATCTATCTACACCAATAGCGGCGCTTTTGCTGAAATGGTTGTTGTGTCTCCGTCTCATAAGGTCGGATTCTCTGCCTTCACAGGTATTGCACAAAACCGTTTTGAAGTTAAAGGCAAGCAACAAGGCGCGGTGGTTGGTGGTGCTGACGTGTATATGTCAGACTTTGGCGCGTTGACGATTGTTCCTCACTACTTGTTAGTGGGTTCTACAAATGCATACGTGCTAAATACTGATTACCTTGACTTGGCATTCTTGGACGGCTTTGTTGAACAAGACCTTGCCAAGACTGGTGACAGTGAGAAAATCTTGATTACTGCTGACTGTGCGTTGACTGTACGTGCATCTGCGGCACAAGGCAAAATCGCTGATTTGACACCTTAAACCTGAGTAGCTTTTAAGCCGATGGGGTGAAATGCCCCTCTTAATTTATAGGTGAACCATGCTAGACAATACGCACGAATCATTTAAGCTAGACGAAGGCACTGACCGATACGGTGTCCACACTGAGTTAATTTTTGAAGGTGGCGACGTCATCAAAAAATCAACTTATGATGCAACGCCATTGATTGAAGCGGCATCTGCGGCACGGGCTGCAACGGCTGGCGAAAAATGGGGCGATGGTCGTCACGTTGGATTTATTCCACAGCATCAATTGCTTCACATCATGCAGACCTACAAAACAAGCGAAGAACGCAAGCATCAAATGCTCGTGTATTTGCGTGACCACCCAAAGCTGGTAACCTTTGATAAGTTCCTGAAATGACATATACAGAACTCATTACCCGTGCTGATTCATTCATGCACCGAACAGACCTTACTACGCTATGGCCTACATTCATAGCTAATGCAGAATCTGCGCTATTTCGTGAGCTTGATTTGCGTGAAATGGAATTGTCGGTAACGGGTACGGCGGTAGATGGGTTTATTGACTTACCCGCTGATTTTGGCTTTATGGGTCGATTGACTGTGACAGTCGGAGGTAATGAAGTTAATGTCGAATATAACAATCGAACTGACACATACCCCACGACAAACCCGCTGACTTACTCACAAGAAAATAACAAGTTAAGACTTTTCCCAACAGCGACAAACCAAGTCTACAAACTGTACTACACAGCAAATATCGCACCATTAACCGCCAGCGCTCCTACAAACTGGCTATCAGTCAATGCAGCTGATTTGTACATGTACGCTGCATGTTTAGAGGCTGCAAAGTGGATACGTGATGGCGACCAGATGACGTTATTAACTTCAATGGTTGCGGGTTTGGTTGATTCAGTTCGTAATCTATCTAAAAGACGTGCCAAGCCTAATCGGGGCGGGTTGCACTTAAAAATTAAACATCCATTAGCATGAGCCTAACCAAAGTCACGCAAGTAGGCCGATACGGTGTTAACCGTGACTTGTCTACGCATGAAATCCCAATTAATATTTGGACTAATGCAAACAACATTCGTTTTGTGGATGGCATGGCTGCTCAGGTCGCAGGGTATAAAGACCTCTACCCTAGCCCAGCCGTAACGCCATTTCATGTACTACCCGTTGACGTTGCAGGCGTAAGAACTTGGATTTATGCAGGTCAAAACAAAATCTACACGGTAATCAATGGGGGGACTCATACCAACATTACCCGACAAACTGCCAGTGTAGACGTTAACTACAATGCTATTCGTAACGGTTGGACTAGCTCGGTGCTAGGTGGTATTCCTATTATTAACAATGGCTCGGATTTGCCGCAACAATGGTTGTTAACTGGTAAATGCACAGCATTGACAAATTGGCCAGCAACTAACTTTTGCAAATCAATGAGGACTTATAAAAACAGTCTCATTGCTTTAAACATCACCAAAGGGGCGGTAAATTACCCCTACATGGTCAAGTGGTCGCACCCAGCACAAGCGGGTACAGTTCCGTCAACATGGGACATTGCTGACGCTACCAAAGACGCTGGCGAGTTCGATTTAAGCGAAGGTTTTGACGTAGTGGTGGACGGTCTACCATTGCGTGATTCATTCATTATTTACAAGCAATCGTCAATCTGGCGCATGGACTACACGGGCGGCGTGTTGGTTTACAAGTTTCAAAAGATTATCAGCAATCAGGGCATGATGGCGCGTAACTGTGCTGTCGAAGTTAACGGGCAACATTTTGTGTTTTCTAATACTGATTGTATTGTCCACGATGGTCAATCGTCACAATCCGTACTCGATAAGCAAACCCGCAGAGATTTATTCTCACAGATTGACGCAAGCCGTGCCGACCAGTGCTTTGTGTTTGTGGACTATGCTTATAACGAAGTATTTGCATGTTACCCCTCATTAGGTAGTACAACTTGCAACCGTGCATTGGTTTGGAACTTTGTCGATAGGACAATCTCATTCCGTGATTTGCCTATGTTGAATCATGCGGCATCTGGGCCTGTGGACGATTCAAGTGCTAGAACATGGAACACAGCGGCAGGCTCGTGGAACTCTCAAGCCTCACCGTGGGACGCTTCAAGTGCAAGTTTGAACCGCTCACTATCCGTTATGGCGAGCGATGCGACTAAACTTTATTTACTAGATGCTGCTTTAACCTTTGCAGGCACGACGATAACATCATTCTTAGAGCGCAAAGGATTGTCGTTTGACGAAGCTGAATCATTAAAACTCATTCGAGGCATTCGCCCACGGATTTACGGCAACGGTAATTTGTACGTGTCTATCGGTTACGGTAACACGCCTTATGACGAGCCAACATACAACGCGCCTGTTCTATTCACTATTGGTACGACGGTATCCGTTGATTCAATGTGTACAGGTAGATACATGGCTATCAAGTTTTCTAGCGGAACTTCTACCAATTGGAGATTAGATTCATATGATATTGACGTACAAAAAGCTGGCAACTGGTAAAGTAAATCCATGAGAAGTACAAGCGGTGCATTTAATCGATATGTTAAGGGCTATCCTCCTACGAAAACCGAGGATATATCTGTTTTCTTAGATGCTGAATTGCAGTCTATTCAAAATGCAATGAATGACTTAGCCGAGGGTTTTTTAGAGCCTATAACAGTAGCTCCTGCAAAGCCTAGAGACGGAATGTTGCGGTATGCAATGGCTGGCGTATTAGGGGCTGGGGTAGGGTTTTATGGTCGTGAAAATGGAGTATGGGTTAAATTATGATTTAGCAATATCACATCTACGGTATTGCCCAAACATTTTAATTTCAGCATGAATTCTGGCATTTTTTGCGACCTCTAAATCTGCGAAAACGCCCAAATAAATATTTTTCCCATTTGACCGAATTGACACATGCCATTTCCCATAGCGAAAACGGCGATATGCAGTCACAAAGACGTTCTTAATTTTGGCATAGTACATATAAGTACCCCCAATTTAAGGCGAGGATCTTTATTGACGCAACCAACCAGTCTGCGTATAATTACAGACGGATGTGTCGATCTGGTTCGGTAGACCCACTTTAACCTCCAGTTGCACCAATCGTTAGCGCGGTTGGTGTTGCTTTCAACCATTTTAAAAAAATGGTGTCGTAGTTTCTAACAGACTGCCTAGGCCTCGATAGCAAATTGAACTGTGCTCTCGGGGTCTTTCTTTTTCCGCCCTAGTATCGGCAGATTAATTTTACTAGGGGCGAATTATCTCCTCATAGCTCACGCTCGCTTTCGTCTATTGATAAGAGATCAGGTTCTTCATTTTGTGGAATGGTTGTGTACCAACCTTTTTTGCCGGGCACACTAAATAACGCTTGCTTGCGCGTTAGTCGCCATATTCGATTTGAAAGATCAGTCCGATCATGAACTTTGCCAGTAGTACGATATAGCGCAATCAACAACACATCAATTGAAATTGTCTTATCGGGCGTTCGATCAACCAAGTCAACAATGCTCCATTGAATGCGATCGGCATCTGAAATTTGCAGTTGATCTAAAAGTTCTTGCGGCAAATTAGCAAGATGTGTCGGAATGATTTTTGTGGCTTGATTTAAAAGACTCCCTAATTGATCGTCTTTTTCAGACGTACCCGTTGGAGCTATAAATTTTGAAGCAGTTGATGCAGCCTGAATATCTTGCTCCATTGCATCAAGTAGACCCGCAAACGAGTGAGACATACGTTCGTGTAATCTGATGTCCTCGGTGACACTTTTTTTAGCGTTAAAGCTAATTTGTGTTGTTAATTTCTCGCCCAACTTTAAAAGTCGCTTACGATGAAATTCCGTCTGATTCTTTACAAACTCTAGGTGCTGTGCTATAATTAACATCGTTCTACATTTCCTTATGGGTAGAAGCCTGAGACGGGTTTTCGAGTTAGTCGAAGTAAATCACCTGTCTAAATAGCCAGCTCTTCCCAGCTGGCTATTTTTTTAGCTAGGCTTAATTATAACACATCATAAAACAGATTGCAAGTTTCGGTGATGGGTAAAAACAATCTAAATGATGGATGCTTGCAAATTTAGCCAATTAATCCATAAGTCATTGATTTTGTTTAAATTTTTTGCAAACCATCTTCAGTCCATCAAAATTCCAACCATTAATTTTACTGTTCAAATGGCATTTTTTTGCAAAACAGGAACTTTATGAGTACTTTTAGCTTCGAAAATAAAACTAAAAATCCTGACGATTCTGAAATTATTAGGAAAAAGATTCAAGACGATGTACTTAGACGCATGCTAGCCACGCCACCTAAGCCCGTTAAGAAGCCACCAGCGCCCGCGAAATAATCTACTAATTGCTAGTCGATAGCGGGGCTTTGTGGCTACGGGTTTGTTATGTATATAACTCCCATTAATTGCTCTATTTTTCCCATTTTCTAAGCGTGTAGTTAGCCTTAAATTACTCAATACGTTGCAACTTGGATTGCCATTTATATGGTCGATTTCGCGCTCAGGAAGTTCGCCGTAGATGTAAAGCCATACTAAACGGTGTGCTTTGTATTGTTTTCCATTAATACGAATTACACAATACCCGTTGGCATCAGAGCATCCTGCTATAATTTTTTTAGGTGCTCTAGTTAGCCCTGCCCTAAGCCAGTTAAATAATCCAGTCTCAGGATTATAAAAAAGTATTTGTTTTAGCCGCTCTTGTGTTAAAATATTTTCGCGCATATTGCTAATTCCTCAAGTAATGCAATTTGTGAAGTGTCTATTGAGCGTCTCACCGCTCTTTAGATGCGTATATTTTAACACAAACGCAGGGATTGCGCCGTGATTACAGATAAACATAAAATCGATGAAGCGCTTGAAACAGAGTTCTTTTTCGCTAAAGATATAGCCGCTAAACGTCACGTACTATCCGCTGGCGATGTTGTTGGCAAACACTCCCATGATTATGACCATATCTCTATCGTTGGCTACGGCTCGGTTAGTGTAAACACACCTCAAGGCTCGCGGGTTTACGATGCGGGTGATTGCGTCATTGTTTCAGCAAACACAGAGCACACAATAACAGCACTAGAAGACAGTGTTTGGTATTGCGTTCATCCAAACAAGGAGTAAATTAATATGCCATTATCCTATTTAATACCCGCAGGTATGTCGCTATTAGGCGGCTTGATGGGTAGCGAAGAAAAGACCGTTGGTAAAACCGCACCAACTTCGCAAACAACTACAAGTTCAGGCTCAAGCTCTCATGGGTCGTCTACTCAACATAAGATAGACCCGCGTATGGAGCAGGCCATTTACGGCGCTGGTGGCATCATGCCTAACGCTTCGGCTTGGTATGCTCAAAATCAATCAGGCTTGAACGATAAAATGGTTACTGGCATGAATAACCAGTGGAACCAATTAGGAGCGTCTAAGCAAGGTTTTGACCAAATGCAAAACCTAGGTATGGGGCTAATGAGTGGGGGTACGGCGGGCAATCCATTTACGGGCGGCGGTGGTATTGCACCACAACAACTAAGCTACAAACCCGCTGAGATGTCAAACAGTGCGAGTCCTAACAGTCCATTTACGATGCCAGTCGCAGCACCCGCGCCTTCAATGAGTGCTGGCGCTCCTAGTGGCGGCGGCGGAGGAGGTGGTGGTATGGGGTACGACTCTGACAACAACAATGCTGACAAATTTAGCGGAGCTGCGCCATCCGTTGATTCTAAAGGCACTTGGATTGAGGACACCGAGGGCGGCGGTTATTGGTCTGGGGCTAATAATTCGCCAAACGGTGCTTTCTACGGTGGGTATAGACCTATTAGCTCAAATTATCAAAGTATCGTTCCAACAGCTAGCACTGCTGGTTACGGTGGTTATAGCACTTTACCTGCTTACAGTTATCCCAATGGCGGTGGAAACGGGGGCGAATAATGAACTATACAAATGCAATCGGTTATTTAGATGGCAATCGTTCGCACGGTGTTAGCACAGCGACTACGCCTAACACAAATACATACGGCACAACAACTTACCCGCAACCAACTCAGGGCAGTCAATTTACCCCGCCTACTCAAGGTGGTTCGGTAAGCTCGCCTTCCGCCCAAAGTTCTGCAAATCCATCGTCTTATAGCCCTAGTTCTGGCGCTATGCAGTTTAATCAAATCCCGTATCAACAAACAACTACGGGCTTTGGTCAAAACCAAAACACGCAAAATTTAGCCAACGCACTGACAGCGCAAAGCAATCAAAACTTAGCGCAAAATGTGATGCCTCAAATCTCGCAGGGCGCACAGCTTGCGGGGCAATACGGTGGGTCGCGTCAAGGTATCGCTGAAGGTGTAGCGGCGGGTAATGCTCAAACGGGTTTAAATTCAGCTATTGCAGGCTTGTATTCTCAGGCATACGGTCAAGACCAAAACTTCTACACGCAACAGCGCGGTCAAGACCAAAGCGGTATGCAATTAGGCGCGAATCTGTATGGTATGGGTAATACTGGAAACCTAGGAATCGGGGCAGGTCAATACTCATTAGGTCAAACCTACATGAATGCTCCTTTGACGGCAGCGCAAAACTATGCGGGGATTGTTAATCCTTACTCTGGATTAAATGGTTCTAGCACTTCGGGCGGTGGTAGTTCTAGCAATAACACTAGCACAGTGACTAATTCAGGCAATCCGGGCACTACTTCAGGCGGTGGATTGCAAGGCGCTTTAGGCGGTGCAATTGGTGGCTGGCAAATGGGTTCTAACTTCGGATTGGGCTAATCATGGCAGGACTACTAGACTTCTTTGGTAACGGTTGGGATGACCCTAAATCTAACGCCGTCATGGCATTAGCAGGCGGGTTGCTTGATGGCGACTTTGCGGGTGGTATGAAGGGTTACGCTGGGGTTATGGCGGGTGCTAAAGACGCTCAATTGAAGCGTGCTATGCAACAAGCGCAAATTGATAAGTATGGCGCTGACACTGAAATGGATAAGCAAAAACTTTCCCTTAGTCAGGGTAAGGAAAAACGCGATAACGATTTTGAATCCATGATGATGGACTCTATTAAAAAGCGTTTAGGCGGTGGCGTAGCAATGCCTAACATGCCAGTTACAGGCTCAGGCGTTAATCAAGGCGGTCAAGGTACAACTAACAGCGGTCAATCATTTGATGACCCCTTCGCAGGCGTTAATCCAATGGCAATGATGTTGGATATGCGTAACAACAGCGGCAAGAAAATGGGCGATTGGGTGAATGACCGCACAGCGCCCAAGTGGGAAAATATCAACGGGAACATGGTCAACACTAATGCGCCTAACTTTACAGGCGGTTTCCAATCTGGCTTTAAAGCTGCCGATAACGGTCAAGTTACGATGTTTCACCCTGATGGTCAAGGCGGTTTAGTCGTAGGTGCTCCTAGGGGTGCTTTGGAGACTTACAGCGCTTTCCGCAATGCTGATGAAGCGGCTAAATCTCGCACATCATTGACAACAATCACGCGACCCGATGGCACTACTAGCTTAATGCCTAATGACCTTGTTTTGCGCGAAGCTAGAGGTCAATCTCAGCAACCAATGCAGCAATCGCCAATGCAATCACGCCCCGCAGCGGCTGGCAGTGAAGCACAAATTATTGCTAACGGCATGGGTGGTCTCAATGGCTTACCTACTACTGCTAGGGGTGGTAATGTTTCGTTCAAATCAACGCCGCAAGAGATGGACGCGCCTAGGATTTTGCAGGATGCATTTAACGAATCTAGTACACGTTATGCAGCAGCTCAAAAGGCTGGCGATTCTGTAAATATGAATCGTGAGCGGGTTAACATGGAAGGCATTCGAGGTGAATATTCTAAGCTTGGAAACCGAGCGCCATCATTAGCACCTAATCAAGCACCTAATCAAGCTCCAAACACAGCGCCACAATCAGCACCTAGCTTTGGATTGGAACTTCAATCGCAAGCAGGAAAAGACCAGCAAAAGTTAATCTCAGAAAATGCTGGCAAAGTTAATGATGTATGGCTTAAATCTAGCTACACGCCAATAGTTGAATCAAAAGGCGCAACTACTGCCACGCTAGATAGTATTAATCAATCTCGCGCAGCTATGACTGCTATGGGCGGCACTGGATGGGGTACTGAAACCAAAGCAACTGCGGCAAATGTCTTAGCAGGGCTAGGTATTGGCGGAAAAAATGCTGAAATGTATGCGACTAATGCACAAACATTCCAGCAAGCGGCAATGACGCGACTTCAATCAGAATTAGCTTTGCAAAAAGGCCCTCAAACTGAGGGTGACGCAGAGCGACAATCTGCAACATATGCAGCGCTTAAAAACACGCCGCAAGCTAATACTTACATTTTAGATAGCGCACAGGCTAAAGCAGAACGCGATTTAATGAAGGCTAGATTCTACGAATCTGCATTGCCAATTGCCAGCAAAAAAGGTGACTTACAAGAAATAGATAGAGAGTGGAATAAACGCGCTCCATCTTTATTCTCTATGCCATCAATGCAAAAATGGGCTAAAAAATGAGCGATTATGATGCTATTTTTGACAGCGTAAGCAAAGGCGGTAAAGCTCCTGCAAATGAGTATGACGACATTATGCAAGGGCTTGTGCCTAAACAGTCAGAATCCATTCCAAAACAACCTATTGGCAATGGCGCTACTGGCACATGGGACGCGCCACCAATGTCGCGCATGGATAGATTCACGCAAGGCTTAAAAGACCCTATTAGCGGCGGCGCTCAGTTGTTGACTAATCTTTTGCCGCAAGGCGTTGTACAGGCTGGTAATACTGCCAACAATTGGCTTGCTGATAAAACTGGATTAGTCGGTCGTTTACCTGCGGGCGGCGTTGACCAACAAGTTAGAGAGCAGGAAGCGCAATATCAAGCGCGTCGAGGCGATACTGGCTTAGATGCTTACCGCCTTTTGGGTAATGTTGCAAACCCTGCAAATATAGCAATTGCGTCACGATTGCCACAGGCTGCTAGCCTAGCGGGGCGGGTTGGTGTTGGTGCTGGCGGTGGCGCTTTAAGCGGATTGTTAAACCCTGTAACTGAGGGCGATTTTAATTCTGAAAAATCTAAGCAAGTCGGATTAGGCGCAGCTTTTGGCGGTGCTATTCCTGCTGTAACTGGTGGGTTGGCTAGGGTGGTTAGCCCTAATGCGTCAACAAATCCAAACTTAGCGTTATTAAAGTCGGAGGGTGTTAAGCCTACGGTTGGTCAATCATTAGGTGGGTGGGCTAATACTTTAGAAGAGAGAGCGCAATCAATCCCTATTGTCGGCGATGCAATAACAGCGGCTAGACGTGGGACATGGGATGACGCAAGAAAGGCCGCTTTTAACCGTGTTTTAGAACCAGTTGGCAAAACATTGCCTAAAGGTGTCGATGGTAATGATGCAATATTAGCAGTACGTCAAACTTTAGGTAAAGAGTACGAACGCGTTTTGCCTAAACTAACAACTAAAGCTGACACACCTTTTACTGATGGGGTAATGAATTTACGTAACATGGTTAGCCAAGGCGCTATTGACCCTAAATATACAGCGCTATTTGATAAAACACTTCAAACCCGTGTTCTCGATAAGTTTCAAGGACAAAACAGTATAAGCGGCGAAACACTTAAAGATACGCAATCGTTTTTGTCAAAAGAAATTACACGTTTTGGTGCGTCACAAGACCCCGATGCTCGGTTAATTGGCGATGCATATAAAGAATTAGGCTCTCAGTTAAAAGATTTATCTATCCGCTCAAATCCTAAATATGCTAGCGAATTAAAAGCAATTGATACAGCATATGCAAATTTTAAACGTGTTCAAAAAGCTGGTAGTAGCGTATCCGCTGAGGATGGCATGTTCAGCCCTGCACAACTGCATAATGCAGTCAAAGCATCGGACAAATCAAAAGATAAGGCGCGCTTCTCAGAAGGTGGGGCACTGATGCAAGATTTAAGTAGCGCAGCAAAGGCGTCGTTAGGCAACAAAATAAACGATTCTGGTACGGCTGGACGTATTGGGCTGGGGCTTGGGACTTTGGGTGTAGCTGGTGGCGCAGGCGCTATGTTATCTAGTCCTGTGTTATTGCCTGTTGCTGGAAGCCTACTAGGTGGCGCTGCTATGTACACCAGTCCAATGCAAAGCCTACTTCGCGGCGCAGTTAGTTCGCGCCCAAATTTTGCCAAGCCAACAGCCCAGTCTATAAGAGATATTGCCCCGTATTTCATACCCGCTGGCGCTCAGTTTGGTAATGGCTTGCTTGATTAGCCATGAATAAATT